AACGGTGTTGAATACAACATTACCGTCCTTATCAACCAACCAAAAACGGATCATGCTGCCACCTCCAAGTCATCATATGCTTCAACAAACTCCTCTTCAGGAGCACTCTCATTAAGCTCACGCAAACGAGGCTCAATGTACTTCTGCATGCTGTAAGGCAAACGCAGTACGAAACAAACGTACCCAGCGTCATACTCGCCACGGTATTCGTCCAGCATGTAACGAATAGCACTGTTACGGTCACAGCCGCAAATGTCACGCACCCGGCGGATATTTGCACGAAACTCAATGATAGCCTCAGCATCACAGCGGCGTTCATACGCTTCCTGCGCAATAGCAGCCTCATCGAGACGGACCGCCTCTGCTTCGAGCTCCGCATAGCTCATTGAGTCGAAGTCGTAAAAACGACCTTTAACGCCATAAGCATCTTTGTGACGATAATAAATGTAGTCACAAAGTTCTTCACGAGTTGGGATAATTGCTTTGGTATTCATAACGTCTAGCTCCGTTTTGTTAACCTACACATATATAATAGCACAACTAGCCTACAGGTCAACCTTTTTCTGCATTTTGGTTAGAAAAATTTTAGGTTGACCTAAACTAAAAACTACATTACTATATACGAGTTGAATGACAGGAGTAGATACATGGCTGCAAAGAAAACAGCAACCCGTAAGCCAAAAGGCGCACAACTAGATCCCAGTTTTGAAGGTGCACTAGAAATGAGTGGAGCAGAGTTCCACTCATTTCGTAACATGGCTGTACGTTACTATTACGAAACTTATAAGATTTCAGATTTGATCAAGGACTTGTATCTTTGGATGAAAGACATTGGCTACAAAGCCGATCAAATTCGTGATATTAAAACTGTTGGTGCAGATGGGTTGAGTGCTAGTGTTATCTATGCTGTGTGTTTGCGTAAAGGCATGCCTGACATGCACCCAGAGCACAACGAATACTGGCAAAGTTTAGACGGAACAATTGGAGATTTACGTCCTGTTAGCGTAAGCATCAAAGAAAACATTGACGCAGTATTAAGCAAAGTTCGTCCTGCTGTAGAAGAAACCGCCAAAGCCGAAGACAAAAGGCCACAACGTAGCGTACAAGATTATATGCGTGAAAAAGCTGGTGTGATCGGCGGACATGTTGAACAAGTAATTGACGACTTTGTAGAAGGTGAATACAAAAATCCAGAAAAGTTTAGTGTAATGGAACAGTTGCGTATTCACGAAGCACCTGCACAGGCTATCGATGTTATTCGTAATCCATTGCAGTTTATGCTTGAAGAAATGCGTGAAGTACAAGAAGGCAAAGACGCTGATCTCAAAGAAGGATATGCACATCTTGGTAAGATCCAAGTGCGTAACTTTATCAAGTTCCTTGAACAAGCAGTAGCAGATTGCGACAACTATGTACAGCTCAAGAAAGCAACTCGTAAGCCACGTGCTATTAAGAAGAAAACACCACAGCAGTTGGTTAAAACATTCAAGTTCTGCAAGGCATATCCTGAACTTAAACTTACTAGCGAAAATCCTACTAAACTTGTAGAAGGCAGTGAAGCGTGGTTGTACAACACCAAGACTCGTAAACTGATTCACGTTGTAGCAGACGAATATGCCAAGGTGTTTACAGTTAAAGGTAGCAGTATTGTAGGGTTTGATGTTGCTAAAACAACAATGAAAACACTGCGTAAGCCAGCAGAGCAACTCAAAATGATTACAGGTGTAGGCAAGCCGGCAGCTCGTAAGAATTTTGTTGAAATCAAAGCTACAGAAGTCAAGTTTAACGGTCGCGGCAATGAACATATTGTAATCTTAAAGGCACACTAAACTGGTAAATACAAGAGCGGAAAGGACGCTCTTGTAAATGGCCGAACAAACTACACTTGAAATACTAAAACAACAAACCATCGACTATGTTAAACTACAGCTAGGCGATGGTATGATTGACCTTGAACTTGACCCTGAGCACTACGAATCAGCTTATACAAAAGCCATTGGTGTTTACCGTCAACGTGCAACCAATGCTTACGAAGAAAGTTACAACTTTTTAGAAATACAAGAAGAAGTAAATGTATATACTTTGCCACAAGAAGTGCAAAGTGTCAGGCAGATTTTTCGTAGAACAATTGGTAATATCCAAGGCCCATACTCGAGCAGTTTTGATCCATTCAGCAGTGCTAGTTTAAACACTTACTTGTTGAACTACAACTACGCAGGCGGACTAGCAACTTACGATTTTTATACTCAGTATGTAGAACAAGCAGCTAGAATGTTTGGCGGTTATGTAAACTACACGTTCAACCCTGCTACCAAGCAACTTCAGATTGTAAGAAACCCAAGAGGTGAAGGTGAAGTATTTTTGCTTTGGACTTATAATCTTCGTCCAGAGATACAATTGCTATCAGACTATATGGTTAGTCAGTGGATCAAAGATTACATGATCGGTAACTGTAAAATGATGATCGGCGAAGCTCGCGAAAAGTTTGCCACTATTGCTGGCCCACAAGGCGGTACTGCTCTTAACGGTGCAAGTATGAAAGCAGAAGGACAAGCTATCATGGATAGTAAGATCGAAGAACTGAAAAACTATATCGACGGTTCGCAACCTCTTACTTGGGTAATCGGCTAATGCGTTTAGAAGAGTTTGTAAATCCAATTGAGATTGAAGATCTCAAAGAACACAAGATGATCTGGAGTCGCAGTGGGGACAAACTCAAGCTCAAGTATCGTTGTGCCAGTGGACCAAAAGCAGGACGTATTGTGCCCGATGCTAGTGCTTGTGCTGCTCCCAAAGATCTAGCTAAAGCCGCACAAATGAAGCGCACCCGAGCCACTACAAAAGTTCGTGCCGCTCGTAAAGCCAAGAAAACAAAACGTGTAAATCCTGCTAGCAAAATCCTTGCTAGACTAAATGCTCTTACAAAACCAAAGTCTGGTGCTAAAAGCAAAACTGTTAAGATGGTTAGCAAGAGCACCAAGAAGCCTCAAAAACCTAAAAAACTCAAATAAAGATTGACCTATAACATCTAGTTTGCTATTATAATTGCATGGCAGATTTGATGATTGATATTGAAACAATTGGCACAGGTCCTAATGCGTGTATTATGACGATTGCAATGCAAACGTTTGATCCTTTCTCTGAGGGTTGGCACAACCAGGACTATTATGCCAGGATTGATCCCGAAAGCCAGCCAGATAGAGATATCGAAGAAAGCACACTTGCATGGTGGGCAACACAAGATCCAGAAGTACAAGCAGAAGCATTTTCAGAAGAAGGGCGAATCAGTTTAAAACAAGCACTTGAAGAAATGTATCCTATTATTTGGAATAGCAACTATTTTTGGGCCAACGGTCCTACGTTTGATATGAACATTATTGAGCATGCATATAAGAGTTATAATATGCAATTGCCCTGGAAGTATTACAAAGTACGAGATGCTCGTACTGTTTACAGTCTTTGGCCTGGATTGCCTAAACAGCCCGTTAGTCACCATGCATTGGATGACTGTAGACAACAGATCATTAAATTGCAACAAACACTTAAACATTTAGGAGTAACAGAGTTACGATGAAAACCATCGACTACAAATACAACGAAGGCGAACTTATTGCTGAACTCAAAGAGTATATTGATGCTACCTACGGAGAGCATTACAGTCTTAACAAGTTTCAAGCAACAGAGTTCATTATCGATGCAGGACACGGAGATGGTTTCTGTATTGGTAACGTAATGAAATATGCTCAGCGTTATGGAAAGAAAGACGGATACAATCGTAAAGATTTGTTAAAAGTTCTTCACTACGCTCTTATTGAACTTTATATCCACGACAAGGAAGGTCGTTAATCTTCCATCAAATCGCCTACTTTCCAGGGCAGGTCTAGTTTCATAACTTCTACACTGCAATTTAAGCAAATGGTTTTTAAGTTGTTTAAATTGCAGTTGTTTAAATCTCCGTCAACATGATACACTACAGTTTGCCCAGAATATCTGGCTCTGAATCCACATCTGTCACAGACTAGTTTTTTCTTATACCCTTGTTTTCCCCATTTAGGAGCTGGCGGTTTTTGTTTTCTTCCTTTGCGTATGCAACTGTCACATGCACTTCTATAGTGAACTACATCGTCTTTACGGTAGTTTACAGCACAATAACTCTTATTACACACTTTACATACAGGTCTTTTCATAGTTTTATTTACATAAACCTTTGCAAAGGGCACTGATTACCACTAGATTTGGTGTTATACGATAAATATCATTAACAAGTTTTTAAAGGAAAACAAAGATATGGCACTAGTATCACCAGGCGTAGAAGTTAGCATCATTGATGAAAGTAACTATCTACCAGCAGCAACAAATTCAGTTCCGTACATCTTGATTGCAACAGCACAAAACAAGATCAGCGGAAGCGGTACCGGCGTAGCCGCCGGTACTACAGCAGCCAAT